TGGTGAACGTGGAGTATTTAACCGTGAAGCATCTAAGAAACAGGCTGCGAAGTATGGCAGACGTGATCCTGAACATGAGTTCGGAACTAACCCTTGCTCAGAGATTATCCTTCGACCATATCAGTTCTGCAATCTCACTGAGGTTGTCGTCCGTGCTACGGACACTGTCGATGATTTGGAACGAAAAGTCAAGTTGGCAACTATTCTGGGAACTATCCAGTCAACCTACACAAAGTTTCCATATCTGCGAAAGGTGTGGGCAAACAATACAGAAGCAGAACGACTGCTCGGTGTGTCTCTCACAGGGATAATGGACAACCCTCTACTAACGAGTAAAAATCATGGACTACCTAAAACTCTTGAACACCTTAGACAGGTTGCTGAGGATACTAATAACAAGCTCAGTGGTGATCTTGGCATTAACCCTAGTGCTGCTATTACATGTGTCAAGCCAAGCGGAACAGTCTCCCAGCTTGTCGATTCAGCCTCTGGTATCCACGCACGACATAGTCACTACTACATTAGAACCGTTAGAGGAGATAACAAAGACCCCTTGACACAGTTCATGATTGATCAGGGTATCCCTAACGAACCTGATGTGTTCAAGCCTGACCAGACAACAGTGTTCTCATTCCCTGTCAAGGCACCTGCTGGTGCTGTTGTCACTGAAGACATGACAGCCATTGAACAGTTAGAGACATGGTTGATGTTCCAACGTCACTGGTGTGAACACAAACCCTCAGTCACTATCAACGTCCGTAAGGATGAGTGGTTCGAGGTAGGTGCTTTCGTGTACGAACACTTCGATGAAATGTCAGGGGTATCCTTCCTGCCTTACAACGAACACACGTACCAACAGGCACCCTACCAAGAGATCGGCAAGTCAGAGTATGAAGAGTTAGCCAAGAATATGCCAGAAAAAATTGACTGGAGCCTCTTGACAAACTATGAAGAGTCTGATAACACCGTAGGAATGCAGACTATGGCCTGTTCAGGTGATAGCTGTGAAATCGTAGACCTAACCGCATAGGAGAAAATATGCTAGAATTATACGCAGTATTTGCAACAGCAATAGCAATTCATCAGTTGTTAACATAATGATGTACGTAATGGTAAGCCGACGGAACTGTTCTTTCTGTGAGAAAGCCAAGCAGCTTATCAACTCTAAAGGGGGTAGTGTTAGTCATTACTCCCTTGAAGAGTCCAAGTGGATACTTGACTTGTTTAAGAAAGCTGATATAAAGACAGTACCACAGATATGGACATACACAGGTAAACATATTGGTGGTTACACAGAATTAAAGGAATACCTTGGTGACAAAGATACGTAAGAACTTTAGCAAGGCTTTGTATGAAGCATATGATGGCCCTGCACGTACAGCCTTAGTACTATTTCTTGAAAGTAAGGGACACACTGTTGTCAATAACGAAGAGAATTACAGTGTCGATGTTGTCAGTCAGAAGGATGGCCATACATACTTCAACGAGGCTGAGATTAAGACAGGTTGGAAATCGGACTGGCCTGTAGATTGGAAAGAGATACGGATACCTGAACGTAAGCAACGTCTGTTAGACAGACAGGTAGATGGTTTCCTAAACTTCTATGTCTTTCGTGCTGACTTACGTCAGGCATGGCGTATCAAAGACACACTACTGACACAAGATTCTTTACGTGAAGCTAAGGGACGTTACATCAAGAAGGGTGAACAGTTCTTTCACGTACCTTTTACAAAAGCGGAGTTGATTAACATATGAGCCAAATGGAGTTCTTTACTGACAGTGAGATGGGTGACCTAATAAATAACCCACCTCACTATGGAGATGGGTCTATTGAGTGTATTGATTATATGAAGGACAACATGGATACCATGATGTACCTAGGGTACCTAGAAGGTAATACCAAAAAGTATTTGCATCGGTATCGTTACAAGGGGAAGCCTGTAGAAGACCTGAAGAAAGCTAGGTGGTACCTAGACAAACTAATCCAAGAAATGGAAGGAAGTTAAAATGTTGTTTACACCCCTGCTCTTAGTCTGTATGCAGGATATGTCCATGTGTAAAGTTCAGTCTACTGGAAGTATCTTACCTACAGAGAAACAGTGTATGTTTGAGATCGGGGGTGGCATTGAAGCATTTGAAGCTGCTGGTTTCGTTGTGGTAGATTATCAGTGTGTCACTTGGGAGAAACGACAACCAGCTTAATTACTTCCAGCTTACCCTCTTCTTGCTTGTCTTCCGTTTCATTGGCCCCTTCTTACACTGAGCCATTGTAGGACGACAAGCAGGGTAGGCACCTTTAGTTCTGTCTTTACGTCCACAAGGCCCACCTGTCTTACAGTTGACCCATCCTGTGCCTTTGTTCTGAGAGAACCAAGTCCTTAGAGAATTTTTAGTCTTAGCCATTTTATTTCTTTTTACTCTTATTGCCCCAATTCTTAGCACCTACTTTACGACACTGAACAAGAGCACCACTAGCATAAGCTGATGGCCAAGTACCACCGTTGCGTGTGTATCTGGCCTTTACTTTTTTGTAGCAAGCATCACGCTTAGGTTTCTTAGCCATCCTTCTTTCTCTTTGCCCCTCTTTTCCTGTAGCCCGAAGCATATACAGCACGTCCTTGTTTCTCTGCTTCGGCTTTGGTTCTATAGACTTTTCCTGTCTTACCCCAACGGTACCCACCTTTCACTTTGTATACTGGCATTTACCACCTCTCTAGATAGACACCTAGATAGTATATCCCAAGGACACAGACAGTGACCGCTAGGAGTATACCAGATGTTATCTGTATCTGTTCCATTCTCTTTTCGTAGGCTTTCTGTGCTGCTTTCTTAGCTTCCTGTCTTCTCTTACGAGCTTCGACCTGATAGCTTTGCCACCTCGCCCAAGTCCCAGCGGGAGCATAGAGTCTGCACCAAGACTCCAATTCACGACGTTGTTCCCTGATGCGTTCAAGTGCTTGGAACTCTTCCCAGTCCCCTTCCTGACCACCTGTTATAGCTGTAATAGGACTATTCTTTTTCTTCTTGACAGCCTCTTGTAGTTCTTCCTCAGCGGTCAGGAACTTACCCACCTGACCTACCATATCCTTTACTTCTCTGCCGTTCTCTAGACACTTACGTATGACACTGTAAGCAGCGTTAGCGGCAGCAATGGTTTCTAGGATTGGCATATCACCTGTCCCTTAGGCTTTGCTCTATGTTGTCTAGTTTATTAAAGATGGCCTTGATAGTTTCCTTCATCTCTTTCATCTCACGATCATAGGATGTCTTAGATGCTTCTAGTTGTGCTTTCAAGACAGCAACCTCAGTTGAGAGTTTATTACAGGAAGTAAACAGATACCAGACAACAAGTGCAATAGGTGCAACAAGCCACTGCATGACCAAATCAATAGTATCCATCATTTCAATCACCACTTCTTACAAGACCAGTAACGAGCCGTGAACTTATCCTTGGCTGTGTCACACTTGTGTCTAGCACGAAATGACTTTCGACGCTTAGGGTTTGACTTCTTGATAGTCATGTTAGGATCACCGAAACGGATGATCTTTTCTTTGCCATCTTTACAGGCTTTGACAACGAACTTCTTCGAACCCCCTGAGGTACGTTGAGGTGAGTTGCACTTCATTCTTGATTTGTCTGCACGTTTAGCCACGGTACCGTCCTAGTGTTATAGTCTTTAAGAAACCCCTCCAGATTTCATTAGGGGAAGGTAGCATCCAGCCTAAGATTAGCAGGATTATAACCCATGTCGGTATATCTTGGTTCATAACCTTAACGGATTCTACGGCACCTCCTACAGAAAAGGCACCTGAAGATTTATCTACTGTTACATTCTCTCCTGATATGTCAGAACTTTGGTCAATGACAGACTGATTATTCTCAGCACCTGCCTGTACGTTAGCATTTACCGTTGGCCCTTTACTTCCACCACCTAAGAGTGATGATGCTGCGCCTAGCATACCACAGCTACTTAGGGATAATGTTAGGAGAAGGGCTAGGAATAATCTCATTGTCTTGCACTAATAAGTTTTTCTTTTGTTTCTTCTACCGTGTGAAAAGCCTTGTTACCTTTTGCAGCACTAGGTTGTTTGTAGAAAGAGTCTCCTGCAACAAGGTCTGTCTTAGGCCAACTACCAAATGATCCTTTAGCTATATCATAAGGAACAGGAACAGACGCAAACTCCATAGCTAAAGATAACATAGCACGTTCTACAGAAATATTTTCATCACCCTGTAAGAACCTACCTAATCTGGGCCTTTTCTGCCCAACTAAAAACAAACCTACTTGGTCTTGAACTTCAGGTGAAAAAATTGTATCTGGTGAAAGGTCTAAAGCATCTACAGCTTGTTCAAAAGTTTCAGGAACTGTTTGATATTTACCTACTGTAAATAGTCTATTTTCATTATTAGGGTCATCTATTTTCTGGTATTCTCTTATTTCTTGGATAGTCATTGCAGAAACTTTTTTACCGTTTCTTTCCGCTACGAGTTGACCACCTACAATATTTCCTTCTGCGTCTGTTCCTCTATTAGCAGAATCGTAACCACCCTCACCCTCTCCAATAAAATCAAGTAAGCCCTTAGCACCACCTGAAACCTGTTGACTAGGTGTCTCCATAGACTCTGGACGTAACACTGGACGTGGGCTTGTAGCACGACTTTGGTCTGATAACTCTGTCTTTTCAAAAGATGGTTCTCTAACCTGTTCAGCCATTTCAAACAGAGGCTCAGGACTAGACAACTGACCCATCTCTGTGTCTGTCACATCAACCATACGATCCTCAGGGCCAAGAGACTGAGTGACTCCCATACCTTCACGTATCCGTGCAGCTTCCTCAGCGGAACGTACAGCCTCCTGTTCCATCTGTGCAGCACCAAACTCAGCTACCTTGCCCTTAATGATGTCAGATAGTGTCTTGACAACCTGAACACGTTCCTCTTCGACAACAAGTCTGGCTCTGCCTTTTAGGTCAATACCTGCCATATCAATCTCAATCCATACCCTTGACGTATACCTGTCCATCAGGGCCAGTAAAGTAAGCCCCGTCATCAAGCCCAGCAAATAGTTTTTCATCGGTGTCTGTTTCATCTGACCAGAAAATCTGGAATGGATTAGTTCTTGTTCCCAAATCACCTGTAGGTTCTCCAATTACTGTCGGTTGAACCATTAAACTTTCGATAGTTGTAGTATCTACTCCTAGGTTTTTCATGTTACTGATATAAAAATCTAGGCTTCTTGCATTCTTTTGTACTTTACGGTAATCTTGGAAAGCTGTGTTAAATTTAAAACCA